GTCTTATATACAAGCAACATCTAATGCTACAGGAATGACGCAAGAAATGATTGCGGGATTTGTTCAGTCAGGTAAAACTGCTGGTTTATCTTCAGGAGAAATTAAAAAGCTAACAGAACAATCTATTGCATTGGGTAGAGCTTATCCACACGAGAGTGCTGAAACTTTAAATGACAATCTTATTATGCTAAACAAGACAGGCGAAGCACAAGGCTTTATCGTTGATGTGTTAGAGCAGAAATATGGAAAGATAGACTTAACATCTATTTCTTTAGCTGATAAATTAAGAGCAGTAGAAGAGGCAACTAAGGGTGTTAATGAGAAGTTTCAAGATACAGCAGGGGCAAAGCTAGACCAAACGCTTACTAGGTCAAATAATGCTTTGGTTATACTAGGGGCAACAGCTTTAGATGCTATTAATAAATGGGGCTGGATTGATGCTGTAAATACTGGGCTAAGTAAGATTATCAGAAGTATGAAAACAATGACTGCTTTAGATATGAAAGAGCTTACTATAGAAATACAAGAACAGTCAGAAGCAGTTAAAAAGCTTAGGGCTGAGGAAGCAGAAGCACCATTAAAATCTTGGAATCCTTTAGAAAGAACTAAAGGGCAAATAAGAGCATCAAGAAGATTAGCAGAACAAAACTTACTTCAATTAGAAAAAAGAAAAGCAATGCTAACAGAAGAAGTAGCTGTCGAGGATGCAAAAACATCCAAAATAATTGCTAATAAAGAAAAAGAATTAAGGGCAACTGAAGAGGCAGAAAAGAATAAGCAAGAAGCATTAAAGCAGTCGGAAGCATTTCACGATAGCACTATTAATAGTATGGCTGACTCTATTACTAAATTTGTAATGACAGGGAAGCTAGCTTTTGAAGACTTTGCTAAAGGTGTGATTGCACAGCTGGTTAAAATAAGAGTACAGCAGGCCTTAGTAGGAGCATTTACAGGTACAAATATAGGCTCGTTCTTTGGTCTTCATACAGGAACATCTGAAGTAAAGCATACAGGTGGTTTTATAGGTATGCCTAGTCACCACGACGGTTCAATTAGAAGTGATGAAAGAATTGCTAAACTACAAGTTGGTGAAGCAGTTGTAAATAGAGCAGGAGCAACTAAAAATCAAGAAGCAATTAAAGCTATGAATGCAGGGCAGTCTGTTGGTGGAGATAGTGGGAGTGTTACTACTGCTGAGATTAATTTTAATGTTACGGCTATTGATAGTGCATCATTTAATAATTATCTAGTAGGGAATAAAAACACTATTGAGGGAATTATTAACAGAAGTTTACAGACCAATGGAAGTGTAAGAAAAACAATTAAGCAGGTAGTGTAATGAATGATTTAAGCTCTATACTGCTTGATAAACACAGTCACTATGAGATAGAGGAATATGTTAAGAGTGGTCAGGCTTTAACTTTTGATAGTGGAAAAGAGCAACGAATAGTAGGTGGTTCTATTCCCTCTTTTGAAATATCCCTTACATATAATAATATATCTTTAGCTAAGTTTGAATTTCTTAAGAAGGCTTATGAGAGTAATTATGCCAACACTTTCAAATGTCTATTTAATAATGACATAGACAAAAGAAGTCAGTTAATGACTAATGAGGCTGAAGTATATATATTTAAAGACTTTGAGTTCTCAGCGATTGCTGGCAAGTTAAATGTCTTGTCAGGGAAGATAACACTATTAAGTAGTGTATTCTTTAACTTCACAGAGTATCAAAGCTTGTTTGCTGAGTCTAGTACATATACTCCGACAGCTTCTACTAATCAAGACTTTATGAGTGTTTTAGATGATGCCCAGCCTTATCAAGTTATATATAAATATTTTAATCAGTCAATAGCGAGTAATATTGGGGTATCAGGTAGACACATTAAAGATAAAGGACTAAAGAAAGCTTGGGGCTTATCTTGGGTGCTAGGTGAGTCTGATTTTCTAAAGCTACTTACATTCTATAGAAAAAAGTCTGGATTGATGGGCGAATTTGGTATGCCTTCATTTGGGTTTGCTCTACCGTACATAGAAGAGAGCTATTTAGAAAACCAAGATGATTATATTTTGTTTGATGGAAGCCTAGAGGGAGCAACAAATGCTAGATTTTCACAAGATAGTTTCCAATACAGTAAGAGAATAGATGGGCTATACCAATGTACGGCAGACTTTATGGAGGTTAATTAATGAGTAAAACGATAACTAACAATGCAAGAAACAATGATGCAATAGCAATACTTCACTTGTTTGAATTTGATATGTATAATCTTGATGGAACTTTCAAAGAAACATTGAGATTTACAGACCACGACATATTCGTAAATGACGGGGGAGTAGAATACACTCCACTAGCTATTACTTTTGATAAACTTTCAGAGGATGGCTCAATGCAGTCAGACTCAATAAATGTTTCAATAGATAATGTAAGTGGGGCTTTAACTTCTGAAGCTTTTGCAAGCGAGTGGAGAAACAACAGATGCAAAATAACAAGAGTTGTATATACACCTCCTAGTGATACAATAGATGCTGAAGCTTACGAGTATGGCTATGGTGACAATTTAGACACTTACCCTAAGCTAGATATATCTTCAATCAGTAAAGACAGTTATACGCTATTTGAGGGGATTATTGATACTTTTAATGCTACAGAGCAGTCGTTAAGTGCCACACTAACTTCACTATTTACAAATTGGAGCAAGCCATATCCAAGCAGAACTTATAATCAGAATGAGTTTACTTCAGTAGTAGATGCTATTACAGAAACAGTTTATTGGGGTAGATTAAAAGATGTCTAAGCATAATTGCTTTAGTTACTCTTACGAGCGATTAAAGTCTGTTTATGGAGATAGAATACCTAGTGAATGGAGATGTTATAGCGAGGCTGATTTTCAGCACTTCAGCATAAACGCAAGTAAGTATTTAGCCCGAAAAATACACTACAGCTATTTTGAGAGCTTTTGTGATGCTGTGCCTTTTGCACGGGAAAACGATATAATATTAACTAAAGATAGTATAGGAATTGCTATTAATCAATACAAGTATATGACACTAAAACTAAGAAGTGGAAAGCCTTGCTTAGTTGATATAGAAAAAAAGGATAAAATAATGAGAGTACGAGATGAGTAAAGCAGTAAAAGCAGTTGCAGGAATAGCACTTGTTGTAGCTAGTGGTGGATTAGCAGGTGCAGGAATATTTGGGACTACATTCGGGCTAGGTCTAACAGGAACTGCTCTAACTTTGGCGACAGGTGCTTTTACATTAATCGGGGCTTCACTTGCAGGTTCGGCACTAGCCCCTGAAGTGCCTGATATGGATGGGACAGATGCTTATGCAGGTCAAAAATTACAAACTAAAAAGGACAATGTGTCGGCAGTACCTATTATATTTGGTGAAAATAGAGTAGGTTCTAATATTATATTCCAAACTGCTAATAATTACGGGGGAAGCTCAAATAATAAGCACTATTGGGCAATTCAAGTATTGTCAGAGGGAGAGCTAGAAAACTTTATTACTTTATATGCAGGGGAAGATGAAATGTCCTACAAGGGAAATTTTGCTTTTACTACTACTTATGCCCATTGCAGGGTATACCCTACTTCAGGCGACTCAGGAACGGCATTAACAGCTACAGAATTTGCCAAGAATGAAGCAGGCGACATTATTAATGGACAAAATGCAGATTTAGCAAATGATAATTTTATTATTCCACCAAATGTGGCTTTTATTGCCGTACACCAAGAATATGATGCTACAGATAATAAGCATACACAACTAGACGCAATAACAGCAACAGTAAAAGGTCAAAAAATAAACGACATTAAAGATGATGTTGTAAATAATAATATTTACTACTTTCCTAGTGGTACTTATTCCTCTAGTAGCTCTAGCGAGTCTAATTTATTTGATGGCAATATCTCAACTACAGGATACAGAGTTGCAGGAGATAATCTATCATTAGATATGGACAACAGAATTCAATTCAATTCTACATCTCCTAGCAATCAGACTTTAATAATAAGTGCTGAGATTTACATTAAGACAGATATTGGATTGGGAATATTTGCCAAGGATGCCGATGGAACATCTTTTGGCGACCCCGTAGTTGTGTCAGCAGGATATGAGGGCTGGATAACTTTAGACAATAGTGATGCCCTAGATTGGTATTCAGAGGAAGAGCTGTCGGACTATTGGGATATTATATTTACGGGGAGTGGAACAGGGTCAGACCTAGAGGTTGAAATTAGAGAAATTAGGAATGTTGAATGGCTAGAAAGAGATTATTCGTATAATCCTGCAAGTCAAGTATTGAATCTACTAACTAAAGGGTTAAATATACCACCAATATCTATTGATTATCCTAGCTTTATAAATGCTTCGCAAAAGTGTAGCTCTTACGGATATTCATCTAATATTGTATTTAATAGCCAAAGAAATATACAGTCGTGTATTGTAGATATTTTAGCTACTTGTAGAGGGCAAATAGTATTAAGCCAAGGAAAGTGGAAGCTAAAAATAGATGAAAAGGGGTCTTCAGTAGCGAAAGCATTAACAGTAGGAGATATTCTAAATGGATCACTTAATGTGTCTATGAAAGGATTTCAAGAGATAGCAAACAAAATAGAGCTAAAATATATTGAGCCTAATGATAATTGGTTAAGTGCTAAAGCGAGTAAAGAAGATAGCGACTTGATTGCGATGGATGGACAATCTAACGTGAAAACTTTAGACATTAAAGGGGTTACTAATTCTCTACAAGCGAATAAACTAGCCGAGATAACATTAAATTCTATGAGATATACTGAAGATACTGAGGGCAACAGAATTAAACAAGCACCACTAGCTATAAGCTTTGCAACTACTGTTAAGAATGCTGAGTTAGAAGTCGGAGATGTAATATCTTTAGACCACAACCTACTAGATAGGACTAGAAAGTTTATCTTACTATCAGTAGAAACAGGACAGGGTGGAGATATTCAAATATCAGCTAGGGAGTATTGCGAAACACACTATAAAAATAGTGCAGGGGTCTATCTAATTTAGATATAATATATACAGCTAGAGAGAAACTACAACAAAACTTTCATTTTCTCCTTACACACAAAAGATTTTTAACATATTCTCTAGCTACCATAACAAGGGGTTTCTTCTCCTCCCTTGTTTCATTTAGTAACACTACAAACACTCCTTATTTTATCTGATAATCAAATTAAGAAGACTTTAAGTCAAGTAATACGATAATACTTTTACAACAAAAGGAGAACAAGATGGAAGCAATAATCAGAGCGATTGAATACCTAGATAACAAACTTTACGAATTTAGTGATTGGATACTGTAATGGACAGAGTAGAACAAGACCTAAATAATTATATGAAAAGAAATGAAGAGATAGAGAGAAGTTTTGAAACTTTAATTGAAAGTCACGAATTGTCTTTTAATGCTATAACTGAAGAGATAAACTACCTGATGGATTTAGCAAAAGACTATGATGGTTTTGATTTTACTGAAGAACTATCAGAATACATAAAAGGAGAGATATTATGCTAATCATTACAAATAAGAAAACAGGATTAGCTAAAACAGTCAGCACAGCAGGTTGGTCAATTCAAGACTACAATAAGACTTACGATAAATATTCTAAGTCAGGGTACTCTATTCAAATATCACAGTCTTTTGATGGGCTAGGTTCTTTAGAGGGACTATCTTTTGAAGAGCAAATAGTAGAAATAGAAAAATACAAAGAGGAGATGATTTAATGGCAAATACAATATATAAAAAAATAGGACTATTAAGAAATAAGATAGATGGGATTAAAAAAGACAGTAAAAATCCTTTTTTTAAATCAAACTATGCGGATATAAATAGCATTGAGAAGTTAGTAGAACCAATAGAATTTGAAGTTGGACTAACTCACACTATAAGCTCTATGGTTACAGAAAGCGGTAGTCAATGGCTTACACTTACTGTTGCAGATGTAGACACAGGAGAAACATTAACATCTACATTGCAAGTAATATTAACAAAGAATGATATGCAACAACTTATAGCTGGCCACACTTACGGGAGAAGAGGGCTATTGGTTAGCTTTTATAGTTTAGAGGCTTTAGATGATGATGGTGAGTCAGTAATGAATAGACCACGATCTCAGCAACAACCATACCAAAACAATGGAGGTTTACCGTTCTAATGTTAGTAGAAATGAAAACAGCATTGCAGACAGCAGGAGATATTGAGTCGGTATTAGATTGGAAAGTATCAGAGATACAAGGAAAGAATTTACCAATGAGTTGTTTATCTGATTATATCATTATGGGCTTAACAGGTTTTGATGATGATATTGAAAAGCTAGATAATTATATTGAGCAATTAAAACAAGCAAAGGAGGAATTGAAAGATAAAAAAGATAAAGCAAGCATTGAGTGTAGCAAATACCTATCTAAAAATGGTATAGATAAGCTAGAAGCAACTTTAAATGGTTTTAGCAGTATTACTACGACTAAACCAAAAGAGGGCTATATGAAGCAGACTAGAAGCTTTGAATGTAGTTTAACACCAGCAGAACAAAAAGACCTATTAGTTAATGATGGATATGCTGAGTGGCAAACTCACGATATTAAAGTAGAAGACACAGCTTCAAAGATTAAAGTAAACAAAAGGAGAGTATAATGACACACTCCCAATTAAAAGAATTATTTATAATAAAGGCAAGATAATGGAAAATAAACAATACGATAAAACAAACACAATAGCAATATTTAGAAATGACAAAGGTGACAATCAAAAAAGACCTGACTACACGGGAACAGTAAATGTAAACGGAAAAGAATATAAAGTATCAATGTGGCTAAAAACTTCACAAAAAGGGACTCAATTCTTGGCAGGACAGATACAAGAGCCATATAATGCGAACCAGCAACAACAACAACAAGCACCTCAACAGCAACAGTCTGGGCAGGAAGAGATACCATTTTAATAGATGGATAAGATGAAAGAAATTGAAAACGCAAAGCTACTCCAAGAGGAGTGGCTGAAGAAGAACAAAGTTAAACAGTACAAGCAAGAAGACGTAGCTGTTAAGCCTTATTCAGGAGAGCTAGAGCCAATACCTGTTCAGCTTAAAAAGAAAGCATATGGTGGCTATGATGGTGTTGAGATAATACAAGATATAGGAATAAAAGATTATGGTTGATTTAAACTAGAACTTTAAAATGACAAAAACGCAGTAGTTTACTATAAGGTAAATGAGCTTAATTAGAAAGGAACGGCCTTTACTTATTTATTTATTAAACAATATACAGGAATGAGTCAGCCAAAAGTTCTAATTTAAGTCAATCAAAGGATAAGAAAGTGTACGAGAAGAAAATATATAAAGATAGAGAATGTAAGGGGTGTGGAGAAACTTTTAAGCCTAGAGCTAAAAATCACTACACTTGTACTGCAAAATGCTATTCAAAGCATTGGAAAAATGATAAATCTGATAAACAAAGAGCTAAAGTTGCTCAACTAAGAGCAATAGCTAAAGGACAAAGAAGACGAATTATTATCGAGGGTGGAACTGACAAAAGATTATGGTGTAAAGAAATAGCACCTAGGCTTGAAATGGTTAATCTTAGAGCTAAATATGAAAAGCTTAATATGAGCTATGGGCTAGCACTTAAAGATACAGAGGTTACAAGTGTTGCAGGTATTCGCTTTACTAAGCCTATATGGACTGCATATACAACTTTAAATGAAATGATAATTGTAACCAATGATTATCAAGGGTATTGGTACGAGAATGGACACCATCCTACTAAGCTAGCTTACGGGAAGATGAGAAGATTAATTTATAATGAAGCTAGAAAGCAAGGAATAACTTTAACAGAAACTAATACAAGTTTAAGCTAGGTAGATATATAATACTTTTGCACTTTTGTAGTGCGAATTGTATTTTTAAAGTAATGTTTACAGTCCGTTTTTCTACCTTTCTGGGCTGTAGATATTTTAGATAATTTTAGTGAGCGTCCTAGTTCGGTAATGTCTGACCTCTTGGTTGGGCGTTCACTAAGGTTATTTATTTAATGTGAAATCGAATTAGGACGCCTTTTCATATAAACCTAAAATTTAATGTTCCGAAAGAAAATATGAGCATAGTTAGAAACTCAATAAAAGAAAGTTTTACTCAAATCCCGAACCATATTGTAACAGCGAATGTGTCTAATGGAGCTTTTAGAGTGTTAGTTTATCTTTATACTAAGCCGAGTAGTTGGTATGTAAGAAACAAAGACATTATGGAAAGACTAAACATTGGGAATAAAAACACTTTAGCTAAATATTGGCACGAGCTATTAGACAATGGATTAATAGAAAGAACGAGAACTAATGGGAATAGTTATGAGTATGTATTAAAAACAGTAGGTACAATAAGTGGTACTACAGTAGGTACAATTAATGTACCCACAGTAGGTACAATAAGTGGTACACATAGTAATACTAAGAATAATACTAAAAATAACACTAAAGCAAACCCGTACATCAACTTTATAAAAGAACTAAAAAGTAGAGTTGATATACCTAGCAAAGTAACAACTACTAAAGATGGAAAAGAATTATTTAAAAACATAGAAGACATTGAAACACTAATGAGTAAATATGTAGCACACCAAAAAGAAAAGAAAGAATTTGCAGTTAGAATTACTCCCTTTATGGAAGATTATAAGATAATGCCTATAGAAAAGAATGGAGGTTGGAAATAATGAACTTAAACAACCATGATAGAAGTATAGAGTCTACAGTAATAGCATCATTACTCTTAAATGAGTCATACTTGTACGAGGAAGCATTTATAATAGATGAAGTGTACTTTGTATTGCCTTTTCATAAAATGCTTGTAAAGAGGATTAGAGAGGGTATCGAAAAGGGAGAGTCTTTATCACTATTAAACATAAAGTTAGATGCTTATATTAGAGATGTTAAATTTGAATATGAGAAAGAATGGATTAACATAATTGCAAGTATGCCTTTATCAATGAAAATAGCACACCAATATTATGAAGACATAAAAGTAAAACACAAAATAAGGAAGATTAGATAATGACTAAAGAGGAATTAATACAAGCCTTTGAAGATAAAATCAAAGAGTACCAACAAGACATTGTAGAGCTGTCAGAAGATAAAAAACTAGAAACCTTAGCAGATGTAAGGGCTAGAGTTAAATCGAAGCCACAAGCAATTAAATACAAGACAGGACATAGAGTTATTGATTATAAAATGGGTGGATTTAGTGAGGGTTCTTTTATAAATGTTGCTGGAGTAAACTTTTCAGGTAAAACAACTTTAGTATTAGACATCATTCAGAATATCTCAAACCATAATAGAGCAGTTTTCTTTAGCTTTGAAATGTACGAGAACTTATTAATCAGCAACAAGCTAGTAGATAGCTCAATAGATAACAACCTAGTTATTGTTCAAGATAAGTATGATTTACTTCAAATTGAAGCGATAATTAGAAATGAAGCTGAAAAGGGTGTTAAATTCTTTGCTATTGACTCAATGATGAAGATTAAAACGAATGTAAAGCAACAAGATTATCAAAAAGTATCAACAATATCTTCTACTTTAGCTAGATTAACTCAGGAACTAGGAATAATAATCTTACTAATCAATCAAATGGCTCTAACTGATATTAGAGAAAAGAGATTAGAGTTTAAAGGTTCAGGGGATGTATCATACGACAGTGATGTTAGTTTGTTTATTACAGTAGATGATGATGAGAATAGAACCCTACATTGTAAAAAAGATAGAATTAATGAGAGAACTTGGACTGAAGATATTACTGATAGAAAGTTTAAAGACCAACAGCCTGTGGTAGTGGAGTATCGAACAGAAGTCGATATGCCTCTTTTATAATATGACTAATTCTGAAATAAGCAAGCAAGTGGGTAGAACTGAAACATGGTTAGCAAATATTAAGCTACATAGACCAAAAAGATACAAATATTTATTGAGTTTTAATAAAAATAAGTTACAATCAATAATGAAAGTAATAAACAAATTAAAGGAGAAAGAGTGCAAGTAGAATTATTATTTAATAGTCCACTATGGGTAGCGAGTAAAGCAATTAGAAAATGCTGGGCTAGTGAAGATAAATCAGATCATGGTGGAGAGAAAGATAAGGAGCTTATTCACAGAATAGGGAATAAGAATAAACACAAATCAACGCTTGAACACCTAGTTTATAGTTTTGATATAGATGGTATTAGTAGAGCTTGTCTACAAGAGCTAGCAAGACACAGAATAGCATCTTATAGTGTTAAGAGCAGTAGATATACACTTAAGGAGGTTAAGAACTTAGGTAGTGATGTTAATACTGTGTTACCTTACTTTGTTAGTACAGGTAATAAAACTATAGATGAAACTAACCACTCAGCTATGATTGAGTTGAGAGAGGCTTTAAAAGAGGGCATATCTAATGATGAGGCTAAGTATTTAATACCTGAAGCATATAAGACATCCTTAGTAATGACTATTAATGCTAGAAGTTTACAGAACTTCCTAGAGTTAAGAAGTAGTAAGCACGCACTATGGGAAATAAGAGATTTAGCCAAGAATATATATGAAGCTATACCTGAAGAACATAAGTATTTATTCGAGGAGTGTATGAATGAACAATCTATATAGAGGTGACTGCTTAGAAGTTATGGATAGACTAATAGAAGATGGAGTTAAAGTGGACTCAATCATAACAGACCCACCTTATGGTACTACTGCTTGTAAATGGGATAGCGTTATTCCATTCGATGAGATGTGGTTAAGACTCAATAAGTTGATTAAACCTAATGGTGCGATAGTATTGTTTGGTAGTGAGCCTTTTAGTTCAGCATTAAGAATGAGTAATATTAAGAACTATAAGTATGATTGGGTTTGGAACAAAAGACTTGCTGGAAATGTGTTTCTCGCAAAAAGCCAACCAATGAAGATACACGAAAATATATTAGTTTTTAACTCATCAAAAGAAAGTTTCTACCCCATAAAAACAGATTTAGAAAAAGTAAGAAACTACAAAGACAAGTATGGTGGTGGAGAAAGTTTCGGTAAAAAAGGAACTGGAGACAAGGTGCATACTACAAAAGGTAAAAATCCTAAAAGCATCATAGATATATCTAATGCGAACAGAAAAGGAAACACGCACCCAACACAAAAACCAGTAGCATTAATGGAATACTTAATTAAAACATATACAAATGAGGGTGAATTAGTTTTAGACTTCACAATGGGTAGTGGAACAACAGGTGTAGCTTGTAAGAATTTAGGTCGTGACTTTATAGGTATAGAGATGGATGATAAGTATTTTGATATAGCTAAGGAAAGAATAAATGAACAATAATATTGAACCACCACACTATACAGAATTAAAGATAAGTCCTCTTGAATACATAGAGGCAAATAATGGAGAGTTTAGTTGGTCTATCTCTAATGTAATTAAGTATGTTAGTAGGCACAAGAGAAAGAACGGATTAGAAGATTTATTGAAAGCCAAATGGTATTTAGAGAATGAAATTAAAAAATGGGAGAACAAAAATGAAAGCAGTAATACAAACAAGTTACGATAAAAAGAAATATGTAGTAACTTTTGAAGATGGAAGACAAGTAGAATGTAAAGATGTATTTGAAGCAATGGAAGTAAAGAATGGCAAAAAAGAAAAATAAAAACATAGAGTACGATTGTACTTTATGTAATAGAGTTACTATGAATGATGACAAAGCATATTGCACATTAAGAATGATAGATGCTAGATTACCTACACCTGCAAGTGGAGTAGCAAAAGTAATAGACTGTAATTGGTACAGAGAAAGAAAAATACAAAAATAAAAACAAGATGCCTTGAACAAGGTTTACTAAAAAATACAATTAACAATGCAGTAGTCTATTAGAAGATAGATGAGCTTAAATTAAAGAAAAGGAAAACCCTTATGAAATAATAAATAATACTAGGTATGTTGTAACCTAGTAGACCTTGTTCAGGGTATTAAAGAAAGAGAAGAGATGAAAAGTAGAAGTTTAAATAGAAAATGTATGCAATGCAAAGAAGATTTCAAAGCAAAGCAAGTAACAAGTAGATTTTGTGGTAGAAAGTGTAGCACTAAGTTTTTAAGTAGACCTTGCGACCAATGTGGAAAGAAGTTAAAAGGTAGAACGACACTAAGACAAATATACTGCAATAGAAAATGTAGAAATGATTATTTTAATAGCTAAGGAAGAGAATGAAATTACAGTTCAATATAAATCCCGTACCAGCTTCAAGACCTAGAGTTACTAGATGGAGTACATTTTATCCAAAGAAATATACACAGTTTAGAGAAGACATGGGAGTATTGCTAAGTGAGTACACACAATGCCCATTTAAAGAGCTTATAGAGTGCCATATAGAGCTTTTAATAGAAATGCCTAAGTCTTGGCCGAAGAAGAAAAAAGAGAGCTTAGAGGGTAAGTATTGCAATAACAATTCTGACT